ACAATTCTCTTCTGCCCGCCATTGATGGAGACTATTTTGAAGCGGTAGTAATGTTTATCTATCGCCCTATTAAAACACCACCATTTGGCGCTCTTACTTTCATTGATGGCGAATTGTTCTCCATCTATCCGTATGGCTCTTCTATGTTTTCGCTGAGCCATGTCAAGCTTGGCATTGTTGAGCAAAAGCAAATTAATTGCTTCAGCAAAAATCATGGCTCAATGAATGACAATCGATATCTAATGGAAGAGCATGTTACGCGCTATTGGCCTGAGTTTCATGATCATTTTAAATACGCATTTCCTGTGGTATCAACTAAAGCAAAATGTAAAAATGCCAGTGCTCAACGCACTCCTGTTTTTAGGCGAGAAGATAATTTACTGTCTTTTTATACGGGGAAAATTCAGGGCATCTATGCAATCGAAGAGACGGCAAAAGAAACTGTGTTTTAGGCGTAAATGCTGCGGAATAGTGCATAGTCGCTCATATTCTTTCTAGCTTGAAATAGCTCGCGCACAATTGCACCTTCGTAGTTAATGCCATCAAGCATTCTCTTTACTTGTTTGTGTTCATATTTATTTAACAATGGGCCGTTATCAGTGTCGCTGATGTGTACGTGAGCAATGTACGGCCAGTAATGATTTAAAAGTTTTTTAGGGCTATCTCCTTGAAGCCAAGCGTTATTAGTATCAAGCATTGTTTTGGTGTTCTTGAGATTGTAGAAGTCAATATGATTAACAATCTCACTGACTGTAAAGAAATAGGATCCTCCGTAGCATTTTGCTACAGGTTCAATACAAAGAATGGCATCATTTGCGTCCAACACTGCATCCATGCGCTTCAAGACATTCATCAAGGATGATGGACTGCCTTTTCTCAAGCCTGGGCTTCCTAGGATAAAACGCTTGATTCCCATGCGCGAACCAAGGCTAATCACTTTCAGCAAATGCTCAGACACAGCCGCAGTGTCCTCAAAGCTTTGTACGTTGCTTTGAAAGAATAAAGCTTGCGCCGAATAAGCCCACAGACCATAGCTTTCGCGATATTCTTTTGCAATATCGGCGCAGTCTTTGTTTTGAGCGAAGATGCGTGCAGGAACAATTTCGAGCACGTTAAATGCGCCAGCATTGGCACTTAAAATTTGTTCTTCTTCTTCATCCTTCCAGCCGATAGCACTAATTCCAAGCATTGATAAAAGCCTCCATTTTCTTCATTATCTTTGCTTTGTCGTCTTTATATGGAGGAATGTTGTATTCAATTCGCGGACCGCTGCCTACTTTAACGTCTGGAAAGAAGCGTCCAACAATCTCCGCCGTCTCAATGGGAAAAGTATAAAATTCGTTCGTAGTGCCACTAATTGCCTTTTTCGTGTCTTTCCATAGATCATCCAGGCAATACCATTGATAAGCAGAATTGACATTAATGTTTTCTACATTGTTGTCTGTTAATAGGTCAAATAGGATGTTCTTCTTGATCAGACGATGGAACAATGCAGGAAGGCGAATGATAGTTACCACTGATTCTGGAAATGCTGCCTTGACGAGCATTTCAAAAATGTAACGATTGGTGCCATAGTCAATAGCAAAAATCTCAGGAATTCCCCCTGCGTAATATGCTGTTTGCCCATATATGTCAATGGTTGAATAAACAATTACTTCCGCTGGTCTTGGAAGATGCCGAATATTTTGAATGATGCTGTTCATATTATCAAAGTCGTCTAAAGGCGCTGCATTCGCTTTCCATTTCTCCGCTGGCATACAAGCCAGATAAAGCCTCTCGATGGGCTCCTTGAGCAATGGAGCCTCATGGATGTTTTTGGAATGGAAACAAGCCCCAAATTCATGCGCCTCACGAAGCACTTGTCCGATGAGGCCGGTGCTGCCAACTAAAACGTCCATTTCAAACGGCCACTACTGGCGCTTGTTGTCGGAAGTATTTTACACTGCATCGGCAGTTGGCTCGGCATGCACAGCGCTGACCGGGAAGGGGCACGCTACCAATGGAAACGACGCCCCGTGCGGCATAGTCAAGACAATCTTGACAATGATCTGCTTGGCCATCCAAAATGCGACGCATCAAGCTATATCCTTGCTTTTCTTGACGAATACTGGCACCTTCCCAGTAAGTGCCTCGCACGCTTTGAGCATATAGCCCAATACGAGCAAGAGACTGGGCAGCAGAAACGCGAGCGCCCAAAAGATCATTAGCAAAATTCTGTAAGTAAGCATATTCCACACGGAGACGCTGCCCGATGCGCCCCCAATCGGCTGCTCCCATTGATTCCCGTCCGCCATTGCCGATGATCGCTGCTTGTACGTGGACAAGCTTAAGAGCCTCCCTCACGCTCCCTTGCCATTGATCTAAAGTGATGCTGCCATCGGCAAGCATGCGCGTGAAACGCCGCAGCTCAGCACCAAGCTTATTGATGCGACCATCAACAAGAGCTTCTACCGCCTTTGCGCTCAAGAACCGTCCATTAGCGCCGCGATACCTGCCACTGATAGGGTCGTAGCGCCAAGATGATTCATCAAACCGAAGAATGGTTTCGGAAAATTGAGAAAGATTATTGAGGCTGTACATCCTCTGCCTCCAGGATGTCCTTGAAGCGCTCAGGCGCTTCTTCCTTCCATTGGTTCAATGCAGCGGAAATGTCTTCTTCATCAATAAGAGCAGCTTCATCAATATCGGCAAGGATGAGGCCGCTGGTTTTCAATGGTTCAATGGCATCTGTTTTGCTGCTAACCATTTTGGCTGGCCCCTTACGCTCAGGATCTGGATCCGCTGCACGCTTACGACGAACAATCGTCTGACGCTCTTCTTTGCTCATCGCCTTGGCTTTTGCTTCTGGAAGACATTTCGGCTTGCCTTCTTTCTCCCCACGAGCACCGCAAGGTCCAAGAATTTCGCCATTAGCTCCAATCCTCACCCATTTTTCCTTGAACCACTTATCAAGATCATCGGCATAAAGCTCACCTTCATCACTCTTAAAAGCACCGCTTAATGAGCCATGCTTTTTCTTATACATTTGCTTGTACTGTTGCACAACATATCCACTTGCATAAGCAGAAGGCCATACTTTAAACTTAGCCTTGGCAGCACTTACTGCACGAGAATGAAGCTCCTTGTCAGTAAACTTTACATCGCCACGAATTTCCTCTAAATCGCGAGGCAGATAAAGACCTGCAGCATCTTGCACTTCCCTGCTCCCATCCATAGGAAGAGTGCCATTCTCTTCGTTCATTGGATCACGACCACCTGGAGGCACTGCTAGACCACCCCGTTTAGGGGTGGTCTGACCCATTTCTGGGGTGGGCATTTCATTGGCACGCTCCACATCGGGATCAAGCGTAAGTTCCATGCTCCATTCAGAACCGCCGTAGCGGGCATCCGCCACTTCCTTGGGAGTAAGGACACCTAGCTGGATGTAGCGGCCATCTACAGCCGCCACACGAGCCCTTACGTCAGCCATCTCGCGCTCATTAAGCTCGAACAATGGATTGAAAGCAATGCGCCATGAATCAGGCATTTCGCCTTTTGTCGGACCCTCCTTGCTAAGCATGATGTATTCCATCAGCTTCTTCATTGGCCGTTTGAAATGGACGCTTTGATAATCAGAAAGCATCTTCGCAAAATCACGCTCTTCACTACGACCAGTGGAACCAAGACCACTAGGGCTTTCGCCAAACAAAACAGTGTGAGGGATTTTGCTGGCACCAATAATATCCACGCGTAGTTTCTCAAGGATTTCTCCGATGCCACCAAAATTGCGACTAATAAATTCAAGCTCTTCTTTCTCTGCATCAATCGCATAGCCGCGATAAATGCTCTTGCTCATATCATTCACTTGCAAGCGATCACGAATGGAGCTTTCCTTGCCAGCAGCAAGCATTGCTGCTAAGCCCCTCACCTTGTGAACGAAAATATCAAACTCCGTAAGAAGTGTGGCGGCAGAATTAAGCCCAGTCCAATAATGACGGAAGCTGTCATAAACAGTTTGCAAGCTGCTCATGCCCCAGCCATAATTACGCTGTCGAATGCGATAAGGCAGCCAATCACCATCAAAGCGCAAAATCCTATCTTTATGGATGTAAGTGAGCGTCGGCTCGTTAATTAAATCTCCAGAGATAATCTGATAATAAGTGGCTTTTGAATAGTCGTATAAGTTTTCTTCGTTGATAACTGGTGCAATTTGCCATCGATCAAGGCACTCAATTTCTTCGACACGACGTATGTTACGTTTATCGACAGGCATATAAGCGGGACGCCCATCGTCAACAAAAAGAAGTAGACAAGCACCCCCATAAAGACGGGAGTTTTTTGCTGCGAGGTTGAGGTGTTCGAGGATATAGAGGTCTTCAATCGCCTGCTCAATGCCTTGTACTTCCTCGGCCCTTACGCCGTCACCACCAAACAACACTTTAAACCCTTTGCGCGTGGCTTGATCGGCGTAAATGTCAACAATGCGACGAGGAAGCCATTCGCCATAAAGATTTTCAAGCTCCTCTTGAGCCAAGAAAACTGTGGCTGTAGTCTTGGTATATTGGGCCTTGTCACGGCCAGTGCCCATGCCAATCAGCACGTTTTGAAGGCCATCAGCGCGAATGCCGTCCGCGCCTGCATGCCCCAGATCAATTGCTTCGCCTTCCATAACGAACGCTAATGGCTATGTTGTATTGCTTTTAGTCTAAAAGCTGGATACATTGGCTGAAGATGCTGGCCATTCTGCACATGCCAGAGCCTATTGCTTTTGCTTTCACTGAAGAACAGCGCCAGCGTGCTCGCGCCGAAGCTTTCCGCAGGCAAACACTGAATGAGCGTCAATGCAGAAAAAGTCGGAACAATGGTGGGGAAAAAGCGGAAAAAGGAGAGATTGCTTTGCAGTATCATTTGCTTGGTGCCGCAGGCGAAATGGCAGTCGCCGTCATACTCGGCATGGAAGACAAGCTCTATCAAGAAACAGAAGCAAAGCGCGGATCTGCAGATCTCCCTCCAAACATTGACATCAAAACTCGCTCTAAGCACTATTACGATTTAATAGTGCAGCTTGACGAAAGTCCAG